TTCATTATCATCTAAAAGGTCTGCGAGGTCAGAAGCATTACGCATAATAGTTTTTAACTGAGTCTTTGCCATATCGCCTTCTTGATCATACTCGCCGGGATCTTTTGCTTCATTTTGTCTTTTAAGAACAGCGGCAACCTGTGGATGCTTAGACAGACCTTTCTTGATCTTCTCGATAGCACGTACTGCACCGCTGTAGTTGCCTTGCTTGTAACGCTTATCAGAAGCAACACCAATAGCCATCTTTACATGCTTAGGGTCATAACCTTCGTCAACCTTATCAGGCAAACCTTTATGCTTTGTCTTAGCAAAATCCTCTAACTCTTTCTCAGACATAGACTTTGCTAAGTCTCTGACTGTATCAGAAACTTTAGAGTCTTCAACTTCACCACGCTTATATGCGAGCGCAAGACCCATAAGTTTCTGCTGCTGTTTGGATACAGACTTTTCTTTTAATTGTTTTAAACTGATCATTTCTTTACCTTTGCCCATAAGTCAGCATCTGCTGTACGTCTAGTTTTACCACCAGTAATAAATGAATTGACACGGGCGAATGCCCACTGCTGAGGAGTTGTACCCGGTCTGTGACCAGTTTTCCATGCTGCCATACCACGATTATAAACTTGCTTTAGAATGCCATATGAGATACCAGACTTTTCTGCTTTCTTCTCAAGACCTTCAATTTTCTCTTCAATAGTTTCTTCACCCCTTGCATTCTTAAAGTCCTGTGCTGTCGGAGCACCCTTTTCTCCGGGTTTGCGCATTGGACGACCTTCTTTACGCTTCTTATGAATATTCGCCCAAAGACCATCACCCTCATTCTTTGGTTTCTCACCACGTTCTTTTTTAGCAATGGCAATAGCAGCCTGTTGAGCAGGAGAAACTGCTTCACCATACATCTGCTTGAACTTCTTAGTATATTTGGAAGGTTTAGTCTTCGCTTCCTTATCTCCAGGAGCAGGTTTATATGCTGCTGGATCATCATCACTCATTTTAGTTTGTCTTTTAAACTGCGCATCTCTCGCCGCCTTAGTAGACTTTGCTAAACCAGTATGGTATTTTGCAGGTTGAGTGCCCTTTTTATCTTTAATATCAGGATCTTGCGCAACTTTCTGCTCATATTGGATTACTTTGTTAGGAGTCTTGAAGTCTTTTTTTCTCATAATAGTTTTAAAACGCACTTCAAAATCCTCACCCTTATCTGTGAGTACAGCAGGAATATTCAGGTCTCTCTCAACATCTTTGAGGACTGCCTGCATATCACCTACCGATTTAATCTTATTACCTTTTGCCTTATGCACTTTCTTAAAGAACTTCTGCAGTTCAGCAACCTTAATCTCTGGATCATTTCTTGCATCATTTACTCTATCAACAAAGTGTTTTGTAAATTCAATATCAATATCGTACTTTGCGAGTAATTTATCAGCGAATCTTTCTAAACTATCAATCTGTGATTGAGAAACTTTTTCTTCTAATGGTTCAACATCGGTTAACCACTTGCGTTTCTTCTTACCGTCTACCTCTACAATCAGATAGTTTGTACCACAGTGATCAATTGTTACAACTTCGTCAGTTTCTTTTAGAATAACTTGTTGACCGACAACAAATAATTCGCCGTTAACATAGTCTTCACGTCTTTCTGAAACTTTCTCCAACATAACATGTCGAGTAAATGTTTTATTTTCATTGAGGTTCATTCCTTTACGAACAGCATTGAACAGTTGCTTTGCTAACTGATCAGATACCCCTTTTGGAAGACCTTGAGAGAACTTAGCAAAGTCATTGTCCTCTGCATTTTTTCTCTGCTTAGATGCGGACATACCTGTAACATCATCTGCGTCAGGATCACGCTCACCAGCAGATACGACTTTAATAGAGTCAAACTCATACTTGCCATGACGGGAATCAACACCGTTATACTTGTCAAGGAGTTTTTGAAATTCTGCTACTCTGTCATCGCCAGCAACCATCACAACATTCTTATAACCTTGCTTGTACATGTACATAGTTGCATCAAGGAAGTTTTTGACAGAGGTGTCCATGATGATGTTCCGTGCATACTTGGGGAACATCTTACGCATGAACTTTACTTTTGTTTTATATTCTAATGGATTTTTCTTGGCATCAACCGATTGGGATGCAAAAATCTTATAGTCATTGCCTCTAGAAAGCGAGGCGACTTTATTGATAAGTTTCTCATGACCAGTAGTAGGGGGATTGAATCTGCCGAATGCAAAATAACCTACAGAAGATTTTTCCTCTAGATATTTTTTAAATCCACTAACCATGATTTATCCACGCCTTCTTTGAACATCCAGTTTACGCTTACTTGGTAACAGTCTCTTAGAGATAATACCAGTAACTCTCTTCGCTTTATCTAGGCGTTTTTCTACTCTTGCTTTTTGTGAGAAAGACATACCTCTTTTAGTCTTACCACCATAGTATCTTTTTGTCAATACATCTCTAGCAGTTCTGCGCCCTCTTTTCTTGAGTCGATCGAGAGTAGCTGGTCGCCTTAAAGCAATCTTTCTTTGCCTTTGAATCTGCTGCTTGCGGCGTCTAAAGTCAATAGACTTTTTTCTTCTGGCAGCAAAAGATAATGCTTCAGAAATGGGTAAAGACTCCCCCTCAATATGAGAGGAAGTCTCAGTGATAGAAAGGAAGTCTTTGAACCCAATCATTTTAGAACTTGAAGCCTACGCCAATTTTCATGCCGTCAGCAGTGGTTACCCAGTCATTGACTTCGGTGAGTTCATCCTCAACCACATCAACAGACCAACCATAGCTAATGCCTACGGATGCACGCTCGTTCAGGTCATGCGAATAACCGATTCCGTAGGAAGCACCGCCCCAACCAACAGCGATAGCACCGTCAGAAGCGAGATCCATAGAACCACCTACCCATACATACTCACCACCGATAATACCGGGAGTAATATTCAGGGTTGGGTTGAGTGTTACATCACCCCAAGTGTTGCCGTCACCACGACCAATCAGGTCTGCACCGGATGTTGCACCCCAAGCATAGCTTACGCTAGTATCGAGGGAAGCAAAACCAAGGTCCATGCCTGTACCGAGACTAATTGCATAATCGTCTTCAGTGTTGTCACCACGGTCATTGAGTGTGAAACCTGCATCTACACCGAATCCAGCAATACCCAACTCTGCACCAACTGTCCAGTCTGCGTTACCTTCCAGATCGGTAGATACGCCGACAGTTGCGTTGGACATAAGAGCGGATCCATTATCAGCAGCATCTTGAGCAATTGCAGGAGCAGCTACCATAGTAGCCATAATTGCGGAAATAAGATATTTCATATCGTTCCTCTTTATTTACTCCAACCCTTTAAAATCGTTGGGTCAAAGTTGTTTGTTGAAAATTCATAACGATTCACCAGTTTGACAGCATTGTCACCTAGTTTATCAATAGCGACGTAACCTTCAGGTCCAGTAGATTTGAACCCGTTAGTTGTAACATAAAAAGACTTAATGTGTTTAATACTATTCAGTTTATTTATAAGCGCAAGTTTCGCAGAAACAATTGCCTTTTGTAGATCAAACATCTTTTTAAGACTTCTTTTATTCTCCCGTGAGAAGAATTTCAGGATTTTCGAAAGTTTATCTCTCTGAGTCTGCTTACCTCTTTCAGACTTTCTATCGTCAATCTCTTTCTGATACTTGTTTTCAATCCAATTAATAAGATTGCGAACATGCTGTTGAGTATCGGAAATGACTGTATTACTACGCACGAATGTATTATTGAATTGTTCAATCAGTTGTGCAAGGTCTTGATTTTGCTCTAGTTCTCTTAGAGTAGAACCAGAAATTTCGTTGAAGAGTTTGCCAGCACGGGATAAGTGCGCATTCACTCTGTCTGTTTCTTTTGCGGACATAGTCGCAACATTAGACAAGTCACGCAGCATGGCGTCTTGCTGCCATACCTTAGAACTTTTCTTTAGTCCCTGCACATTAACACCATAGTTTGCTTTCATACTTTCAAAGTCATCACCCGTATATGTAGTGTGCCAGACTACTCCGATTTCTGCCCTCTTAATTTCTTCTGCATCCTTGCTACCCTTTTCGACAGCATAGACAATTGTATTAGGGTGAAACGTGAGGTAATCCAGTCCAGCGATCTTTTGGGATTTGAGATCAGATTTTGTAAAAAGTAAATCACCTTGAATAACTCCTTTAATACCAAGATTGGCAAAATGCTTGAGTGACAACTTTAGTTTCTTGGCAAGGTCACCAGAAGTATCAGCATCAACTTCAGCATCAGTCTTATACACTTTAGGATTTTTGTTAAAGATCCCTTTCTTTGCTACAAAGAACTTTCCGTCTCTAGGGTCAGTCCCAGCAAACACAGCAGGTGCGCCATCCCACTTTACACTAACATTGCCTTTATCAACACCAGAAAGCATATCACGCAGAGAACGCAATGCATTGATTGCATCCCGTGTACCATTCACACCACCATAGAGAACCTTGTCCTCAATATGACGCATGTGCGTATTCTTTTGTTCAGTGATAAACTGTTTAAACGAAATCATGACTTCATAATTCTTTCTGCTGTAGCAAATGCTTTCTTTGCGTCTGGGTGTCTAGGATTGATAGTCACAGTATCTCCTGCTGTAAGTTGTCCAAGATCTACTGCTTTACCTAATCCA